GCACCTGAACGTATCGCGGAGATTTCAGCGGGCGTCCGAACGCTTGGCGAACCTGACGCAAAGAGGCCTTGACGTTTACCGTCCCGGCAAAACCATATTCATGTGCCTTGCCGTAGCGGACGTTCGTGTTTACCTCGCCGATTACCGCGCTGCCTGTGTTGGTTACGCGCTGGTGTATCGACCGACGCAGATTGCCCGTCCGCACATTCAGCACCTGCCCTGACAGGCGGTTTTCCATGACTTCGCTTTGCAACTTCAACGCCGACCGTGCGACAGACTTCACAATAGCCGTCTGAACCTTGTCGCCATAGGCGCGCAATAACGCCACCAAAACATCGCCGCCGATAAATTCCATCCTAAGCATTACACGCCTTTCCGTTTATACTCGTTGAGTATCGCAAACGCCGACGGCGGCATACCGGCCGAATCGCTGAACGTAGAAAAAGCGATGGTCTCGCCTGCAAGCGTTTTCGACTGTACGCCCTTGTTCTCGATTTCGTTCATCCGCTGCGTTGCGATAATCAAGATGGCTTCCTGAATATCGGCGGGTATGGTTTCATAGCCCGCGCGGTACGATACCTCGACATTTCGGATTCCCTGTGCAAAGCAGGCATGGCGTATCAGCAGCCAGTTATCAAAATCCCAGTCGTTCGCCATACGACCGTTGATTTTCACGGACGATACGGACAGGACGGGATATTGATTCAGGACGATACGGTTTTTGCCGTTGCCGTTGTAACGCTCGACGTAGTCCGCCGCTTTCAGTTTGCGCCCAATGTAGGCTTCAACAGCCGCCGATACCCCGTCAAGCAGGGTTTGAAAATATCCGTCCTGCTTGTCGTGGGTAACGCCTAGCCGCTGTTTGAACAACTCAAGAGAGACAAGGGCGGTCATCGTTATTCAGCCTTTTCAGGTTCGGCGGCTTGTTCTGCTTCAGCCTGTTCGGCTTCGGCAGGCTCTACCGCTTCAACAGGTTCGGCTTGTTCGACTGGCTGCTCTGCCGGCTGCTCGGTTTTCGCCTTGCGGCCGCGCTTGGCTTTTTCAGGCTCTTCAGTTTCGGCAGCTTCAGCAGCAACGTTGCCAAAGCCGAACTGATACAGGAATTGCGCTGCTTCGGCGGGTACTTCCACGATGCGGTCTTCACCCACCGTGTAGCTTTGGCTGCCAAAGGAAACGTCGGTAAAGCCTTCGGGGGCTTGTAATTTAACCATTTCTGTCATTTCGATTCTCCAAAAGAAAAGGCCGCCTGAATTTCAGACGACCTTGTTAGGGTTAGGCGGCGTTGGTAATCATACCAAACGCAGGCATGAACATACCTTGCAACACTTCGTCAGCGTAAACGCCATATTCATACATACGGGTACGCAGCGGCCATTCAATTTGATAATACTCTTGGCGCGTGCGCACTTGCAGCAGATTGCCGACACCCTGAACGTAGGCAGGCAAACGGCTCGAGTAGAACAGGTAAGTACCAGCCGGCAAGTTCGGGTGTACCACGATGTTCAATTCGTCGCCTGTGATTTTGTTCAGGTACGAACCGACCACCACGCCCGCGCGGATGTTTGCGGCATTGTCGATGTCCACTTTCAGCTTAATCAGCGGTGCGCCACCGTTGCCGATAATCAGCTTAGTCAGCGCAGCCAAGTCGCGGGCGTTGACGTAGATGGTATCGGGGGACAAGCGGTATTTCGAGAAGAAATGCGCGAACGCTTCTTCAAACTCATACACGCCGCCCGCGCCGTCGGAGGTCAAGCCGTTGCTTTTATTGTCCGACCAGAATGCGCCTGAATCAGGCAGGGCGATTTGGGTCAGCAGGCCGTCAAATTCCAAAACGGAAGTGGAATTATCTTCAGACGGCAGGGAAGCAGCGGTTTGAGTACCCTCAGCGTCTGCCAAGATGTCCACTTTGGCGGCAGTAGTGATTGCGCCCAGTTTTTCAGAACCAGCCGCGCCCCAGTACCAAGCGTAGGCAACCGCACCGCGAACGGCTGGAATCATGGCGGTTACTTTTTTGCCTGTGCCAACACCGGAGACGGAAGCAGCCGCAGATTTTTGGGCAGAACCGCCACCGAATGTATCGGTAGAGCCGTCAGCGTTTTGGCGTGTGATTTTGGCGGGAACTTGGGCAGTCTTGATGTTCAGACCTTGACCGATTGCGCCGTTGTTCGCGCCTGCGACGTCCCAATATGCCTGCAAGCCCAAAGCCACGCAGACGATGGACAGGGTAGAGGCACTGATTTTGCCCAAGGCGTCGTTAGAGGCGACAGCGGTCGGGGTAGGGGTAACGCCTACTTTCAGGCTGGTGCTACCGCCCAGCAAAATCATTTCTTCGGCAACCATAGTCGCTTGCAGGGTTTGGGCAACCGCCAACGCTTTCACGTCTTCGAAACCACGCGCGGCGTAGTCTGCCTCAAAAGACACTTGGTTTTCCAAGCCGATGGCGCGGAATTGGGCGTTTCGTTCAACGATTTCATGGTTGATGACACCGCCGCGTTTACCCTCGCTGATACCTGCGCGTTGGTTGCCGACGTTGATGTTGGTAATGGCTTTCCAGTTTGAGCCGATGGTGCGGCCACCGCCCACGCGGGGGATACGGTTACGCAACGGGGTCAATACCGGATAGAGTTTTTGAGACGGCGCGGAAAGGTCATAGGTTTGCAGACCAGTGGTAAAACTGGTCGGCTGAGTAAAACCTTTATTCAGCGGCTCGCCGCCTGCTTGCGCTGATTTCATCAGTTCAAGCGTTTCTTGAGTGATTTGATTCACGTTCATTTATAAAGCTCCCAAAAAATAAAAAACCGCCTGTAAGCGGTGTTACAGACGGCCTGCGTGTGCTGCCTTGACGAGTGTTGCCACATCATCAAGCGAACCGTCATTCTTTACAATCGGCTGAAAACCGTTTAAAGGGTCTTCACCGTTATCTTCTGCCTTACTGATAGCTTTAGTGCTACCTTTCGGCGGGGCTGCCTGTTTCTTCAGGCTTTCGATTTCCGCCTGCGCTTTAGCAAGGGCGTCATTCGATTTCTTCAGCGCGTCTTGCGCTTTTGCCAGTTCGTCTGCCGATTCGGCTTTGGCAAGGCCGTCTGACTTATCGGCTTTGGCTGCCAATCCATCGACCAGCTTGTCGGCTTCGCTTACCGTCAAGGCTTTCAGCGATTCAGCAAGACTACCCGCCGATTCTTTGATTTGCGCGATAACAGCCGCGTCCACATCGTCATAGATAGCATCTTCAATCAGCCATTTCAGAGACGCCAACACGTCGGCCAGTGATTTAACTTGCCACATCGATTTAGCGACAGGCTCGTCTTTCGGCTTCTCAGCCTTTACCAAGACCGCTTTCAAGATGGCGATTTCAGATGCGGACAATTCGACGCTTGCCGATTTCTCAGCTTCGTCTTTCTTGTCGTCTTCTTTGTCATCTTTCTTATCGCCGTCTGCCTTTTCGGCATCGTCGGCGGACGTTTCATCGGCTTTGTCGGCTGACTCGTCGTCCTTATCTGCCGTTTCTTCATCGTCTTTGGGCTTGTCCGCCTTAAAGCAGGTAAACACCGCGTCGGGATTAGCAGGGCGGTCAACAAGGCTGATTTCTGTCAGCTTCAAGCCCGTAATTTGCGACTTATTCAACTCGTCGCGGGCGGTAACGCTGCCGCCGATTGAAAAGCCTTTGTAAACGCCTGTTTTGACTTTCGTCACGGCAACAGGGTCAACGATATGCGCGCCAAAGAACGTGCGCCCGTCGTCTTCTACATTAATCTCAATAGCCGTTCCCGCCGCGTTTGAGCCGTGCATTTCACGCACCGCGCCAAACTTCATATAGTCGGGAATGGCCGCTTTCATAGCTTCCGCCGCGATGACTTCGCCGTCCGAATCGACCGCTTCGCTTGAGGCGTAACCCCAAACTTTGACGGTGCCGTCGTCCTGCGCTTCCATCTTGGCGATTTCTGCGTATAACTTTGCCATTCTGTACTCCAAAAAAAGCCGCCCCCGTAAAGAGAGCGGCAAACCCATAACTACCACCAGTAAAAACTAAACTTTTGGCATATCATCTGCCAAAACAGGCACGACCGTACATCTGCAATTAGGGTGGGCAGGCGGTGTCATGCCGCCATGTGCGAAATGCTCATGCAGCCCAATCACGCCCATCTTGCCGTTGGTGTTGCAGATTTCTGATACCTTGTCGTCTTCAGCGGTTATCCACCGCTTTCCGGCAACAAGCCCTGTTTCCGCCCAGCCTATCAAGTTGCCTGTGTTATCCGCTATCGCCGTCTCAGTTCGGGCAATGGTACGGGCGCGGGCATTACTAAAGGCATGGGATTCTTTCAGGCGACCCGCCAACTCCTGCACGCTGTCGCCGTTTTGCATGGCCTCGACCACTTGGGCGCGTATCATTTCGCGCG